TTCTACTGTCTGCCATGATCTTTTGTGTGGGTTGTAGTGTGTGCATGGTAGCTGTAACATATCCTTGTCTATTGATACTACAATCCTGTCAGGGTTAGACCAGATACCTATAAGGTCATCAGCCTCTTCATCCTTGGACACAATAGCTTTCCAATTATCAATCATATGCTGTCTAATACCACCAAGGTGTACAGGCTTCTCTTGCTTCCTGTTGCCTTTGTATTCTCTAGTGACAGCAATCTTCTTTCTGAAGTTACCTTTACCTGTAAGGAATATCTGATACTTGTCATCAGTTACTTCCCACAGTACTGCCTCAAGTGCAGTCTCTAGTAGCTCATCAATCTTTTCTACTGCTGCTTGTGTCTCTTCATCTGCACAGGAGAAAGCTGCACGATAAGCAAACGGATCACCATCAACCAGTATTTGCAAGTTGTCGTTCTTTTGCACGTTGCCGTTCCTTCTCTGTCATTGGCCTAAGTATATCGTCACTATAGTCCACTATAATTCCTGTGTTCCACTTACTACGTTCTATCTCTGCTGCTTCGTAAGTATCGAACAGCTTTGGCTTGTAACCCTCTGTAGTATTACAAGGCCACTCTTCAGGTACGTAGTTGTAGTCTTCATCTGTATCAAACATAATCATTACTGCGTATTTCATATTTAATCCTTAGTGTAAGTACTGAACTACTTGGGCTGCTAATAAAAAGAAACTTACCATAACTACCCACATCAGAGCTAACTCCTTCATAGGAGAAAAAGGACAGGGCCGAAGCCCTGCCAGTTACAACGAAAGGAGTACATGGGTTGTTACCAACGATCCTCTTCAGCCATTTCAACAAATGGTACGTGTTCGAGGATGCCGACTTTCTCTAATCTAACTGAGGCAGTAGCACCTTCCCCATAGATAGAGACCTTAACCTTGGCCTTAGTGCCGTTACCAAGAGCACCGTCTTCAATATAATCCCAAGGTTTATTGGTAGTGCCGTGGGTAACGGATGGCGCACCACCAAAATCTTCAATACCAGAAGGGTGTTTATTAGGACGTTTGAGTTTCATACCTGCACGATTGTCTGCTGCAGAGATTGGCTTGATCATACGGTTGCCCATTGATTCCTCAGGGAAACCTAGCTCAACAATCTTCTGTAGCTCATCATCGTCCTTTGGTACGAACACAGTATTGAACTGTCCTTCTGTACGTTCATGGTATTCTGAGTCATCTATGTTGTCTTCAAAGATACGTGCGTAATACAAGTCACCTTCGAATACACCATACTTAGTTTTTTTCTTAGTAGTCATTATAATGATCCTCTTTACTGATTCGTTTCTTCAACCTATACTCAAATGCTTTCAATGTCAAGCAAAAAATGATAGGAGATAGTGAAAAAATTATTGGGCCTATCACTAATGTGTGTCCTTCCAATTACTTCCTATGTCAGTTGATCCTGCGAGTGGGCAGACCATACCGAACTTTTCACCAGTGTCAACAATGGATTGCCTTTGTATCTTACCTAGTAGTTCAGCGTCTTTCATCTGCCCACGCACTTCTGTTTGCCACTCATCATGGGGCCAAGTCACAAGCTTAAACTCAAGGAACTGTCTCTTAGCTTTGTGTACCCAATCAAGTGACGCATGTTTCATTATGGTTGACTCACCATTCTGAAGCATCCCTGCTAGTGTCTTGTGTTCTGAAGGTACTATAACCCTACGTCCATCAAGACCTTTGAACCACCCACGTTTAGCTATGTGTGGTATAACTTTCTTCTTTAGATCAGCAAGACCTTCGATTGATTGCATGAAGTTCTCTACTGCTTGCTTTGCTTCCTTCTGTTTGACCTTTAGTATCTGTGCTACCTTGGCATTACCTGCTCCTAGTAGGAACGCATAGATAAAAGTCTTAGCCATATCTCTAGTAACGTGTGACATACCTAGAGCCTTGCGGTTGAGGTTGTGTATATCTGTCTCGTCTTCCTTTCTTCCTGACACAATAGCGTGTACGTATTCCTCTGACTTCATCAGGTGTGCAAGTACACGTAACTGGATACCTTCAGCATCTGTACCTACCAAGTAACAGCCTTTGGGTACACACCATAGCTCACGCATCTGACCATCGTATCTATCCTTAACCTTCTCAACGTCAGTCTTAGCCTCACCATGAAACTGTGCAGGGATGTTAGCTTGGTTAGGATTTCTGTGTGCCATCCTACCTGTCCATGCACCAACGTGAGTAAAGCTACCGTGTATACGTGAATCGTCACCACAATGCCCTAGCCATTCCACTAGTGAGGATCGTCTACCCTCTAGTGTCAACCACTCTGCTAGACGTTTGCCTCCTTTAGGTGCATCTTCGGGTAAAGTGTTTAGGTTTGCCTCAGATAAAGTCCATCCGAACTTAGCAAACTTCTGTCCTCTTTCATCCATTTTGTTCCTCATGTTTTTGTAAGTAACTAAGTGCTCTAGTCACACCTTCAATATCGTCACCTAATTTACCTATACCTGTGTTGCAAAAATGACACAGAAAGCCTCTGTACTTTTTAGTCTTGTGGTCATGATCAAAGTGTAAGCTATCATCTTTTCTACTACAACTGTGACAATATCCTGTGTCTAAATGTTCATACTTTTTTCTTTCTCTTCTTCTCCAAGTCTTTCCTTCATTAGCGCAAGCTTTACACCTGTTGTCTAAAGACTTTCTTCCTTGTTGGTAAAACCTATCTAAAGGTTTTTCTAGTTTACATATTTTACAAACTTTTGTATCAACGATAAGCTCTAGCAGACTGTCTTTCATAATCTATATGCCCTTTCGTTTTCTCAAAGGGTTTCCATCCTGCTTCCCATAGTCTTTCTATTCTCATCTTGGGTGAGGCAGGGTTGAAGTCAATGAAGTCATAGCACACTAGCTCAGGGTCTTTCTTTGACCAGTCCACTTGTGTCTTTGCGTACTTAGCCTGAGCGTTGGTCACGCTGCTGAACACAGTACCATCAGCTTTCTTTCTGTACTTGATACGATTAACTTCCTCTAGCTTGGGTGGGAAGTCATCTTGGAAAGCATCCTCAAGGTGAGCCTTACGTTGTTCTATCTCATCCAATAGTTCCTCAGCCTTGTCCTTGTTGAAGTAGAAGCCGTTGTCTGTCATGGTCTGACACAATATTTGTATGTCATGTTCACACCTCATAGACCACTCCCATTCAGGATTGTGTATTTGTTTCTTGAACTTATCATACACCTTTAATGTAACTGTAACGTCCTGATGACAGTACTTGATCATCTCATCTGACAACATAGAGAAGTCTGAGAAGTCCATCTTGAAGTTACCTAACCTGATACCCCAAGCCTTGAGGCCGTGACCATGCTTGATGTCGAAGTCAACTAACCTACTGACAATCAGTGTATCAATGACTGACTCAAGTGGTATCAAGTCTTTCTTTACAAGGCGATTAATAATAGGAACATCAAAACAGATTCCATTGTGAAATATAAACTTATCGTATCTGTTACAGTACTCAATGAATCTCTCCTTCTCTTCTTGTAATGTAGTGAGGTGAACGAAGTGTTCCTTCTCACCTGTCTGCACATCCTCTGCACAGATGCACCAAATCTTTTCAGGAGTTAGTGATTCTGTCTCGATGTCCATCGCAACGATCTTATCTGTCATCATCTTCTCCTGTAAACTCTACCCACATTAGAGCCACTACGTTGAATATCCACAGTAAACTACTGAAGATAACCTTTCCGAAGTGCATCTCATCTGGCTTCTCTAAAAAATAGAATATAGTTCTTACGTGTACGTAATACAAGAACACGCCAAAGAAATATATTACTGCTGCAAAGGCAGCATATGGATCAATGTACTGCATACTTCTCCTTTAATGTAAACGAATCAGGATCGAACTCTACTTGTCCTGCGTATCCTGTCGGGCCTACTGGCCTATTCTTTGTCACTAGTAGTCTAGTTGTGTTCCTTTCTTCCTTGTCCTCTGACATCTTGTCACGCTGTAGATCAACTACAACTGAGGCACGTTGCTCAATCATACGACAGTACTTTACCTGACCGTCATCGTTAGTGTGTCCAATAGTAACTATACCTACACCTAGCTCTGCTGCAAGCTTAGACAACCTGACTGACAGGTCAGCTAGGAACTGCTCCTTGCCATCCTCACTACCTGAGTTGGCTGAGATGTCCTGTATAGGCTCAAAGAATATGTAGTTAACATCACATGCTTGAGACAGATACCTGATCTGTGTGAGCAAGTCCAGTGGGTTATCCTCATCATTGAGGAAGAACTGGTATAGTCTCTCATCCTTGGTTAGCTTGGTGATTGCTTCTTGTACCAGACTGTCAGCATCCTTGTCCTCGATCAAGTCCTTACGTGTAAGGTTGTCACCTACCTCATAGGATACCAAGCCAAGGATAGACCGTAGCTTAGTCTCTTCCATGTGCCACGTAGCTATCTTGATCTCAGGGTATTGACTGAGTATCCTGTACTCAAGGTAACGCATGAACTCTGTCTTACCTATGCCTGTCTGTGCTTTGAACAGGGTAAAGTGTCCTTGCATCAAACCTAAACACATCTCATCGAACTCCTGTACCCCTGTCTCTACGTAGATGTGGTTCTCTGACTTGTTGTAAAGCCCAAGGAATTGATCAGGTGTATTCAGTATGTTAGCAGGTGTATACTTCCTAGCATTGAACCATGCTGACTTGAATGTCTTAGCCTCACCCTCTTGTAAGAACTCATTGGCATCCTTGTACTTGTCAAGCTCCATGCGATAGACCTTGTTAGGGTACAGGCTTGCAATCTTTGCAGCTACTGCATTGCCTTGGTCATCGTGTTCGATAGACAGTATTATCTTATCGAAGGAACTAAGGAACTTGTTTATCTTTTCCCAAAGCTTGTGCGATGGTGTTGACGATGGCAATGACACAACAGGGTTGTCGAACTTAGGATTGTATATCATTTGATAGGCTGACATAGCATCTAGCTCACCCTCTGTGATAGTAATAATCTTACTTGTACCACTGTTCCATAGGTTCATGCCGAACAACTCATCAGTCTTTAGGTTCCTAGCACTGAATGTCTTTGGTAGTTGTCTTATCTTTACACCACCCGAAGGGTAGATGTACTCTTGTTTTACTGGTTCACCCTTGCCATCTATGAAAGTCTTACAGTCGTAGAACTCCATAGTTTCTTTGGTGATACCTCGATAGCCCATGTGTACAGGCTTGACAAACTCTGTAACATTTGACTGTTGTTCTTGTTGCATATCCCAAGATTCCTTGTTGCTTTGATAAGTTGGATACTCTTCTTCTGCCCAATTGTCAAGGTCTTTCATTTGTTTTGGGTAAGACCTGTTGCAAGAATGACACTTACCTGCCATACTTTCTGTGTTGTATGAGAACGCATCACTGCTATCACAATCAACAGCAGGGCATGGTTTACGACTAATCCACATTTATTTACCTTTCCAAGCTCCGTTGTCAAAGTCATACTTCTCCTGACATCGAGGGCAGGATACATATTTATCTGTACTGTATATTACTTCGCACTTAGGACAAGTCACCTTCATATTAATACTCCTTCAGGCTTACTCCATACACTTCTACTTTATAATTGTCAACCTTATTCTTTATTATGTCATCTAAAGTATCTGTAAGTTGTATCACTTGTTTATCTTCGTTAGGATTAGCTACTAATACTTCTACAAACAACTCTACAACAATCTCTCTTATCATCTTCTTAGTTGTTTCATTGATGTGCATTATACTTCCTCTCTTTTAACTATAATACTGTTATCTAGGTAATGACTTTCAACATCAGAGAAATTAGATCTCTCTTTCAAGTAGTCTATCTCTTGTTGCTTATGACCTATGATTACCATAGCTTCAGCGTTCTGTTCTATTAGTTTCTTGTTCTTAACTTGCTGTAGATTTAGTTGTCCTTGTAAGTCACGCACATTGCGCTTGAGTATATCTATCTCGTCAGCCTGAGCAAGTATCATCTTTCTGTTTTTCTCAGCTTCCATTTCATCAGGCATCATTGTCTTGTATCCACTTCTAGACAGGCAAGCATTTCTGCACTGGTGTTAACTAACACTACAGCTTCCTTCAGTGCTACCTGACAGTCTGTTTCTTTGGTGAACGTGCCTAGCTGATAGTGTTCTACACCTTGGCTAGTCACGAGTTGCATCCACACTAGTATCCACATCATCTGTAATCTCCTTAAATTTATCTCTTGCTACGCCTGTATCCTCAGATAGTTTATCAGCTATAGCCTTTGCTAGTTCTTTGTCTCCGCAATCAATTATTATTTCCATTTGT